CTTGAATAACTACTTTACCAGGAATATAACCGGACAATCTAGCCATAATACTTAAAAACAATGCAGTACTGGCAATATTAAATGGCGCACCTAAGAAAAGATCCCATGAACGGATTGTCATTACTACGTGTAGCTTATCATTAATTGGTGTGAATCTATAGTCCATATGACATGGTGGTAAAGCAGCTTTATCTAGCTCACCAGGATTCCATGCAGATACAATAATTCTACGATCAGATGGATTTGTAATAATTGTACGTAATGCGTTCTCTAATTGATTAATAACACGTAACATTATATTAGTGCCGTCTTCTTCAAAAGAATCACTCTTACCAATTATAGCATACCCGGATTTTGTTAAATATTCAATTTTTTCTTTATCGTCATCTTTAACTAATTGTATATCATTCCAGCCAGTCCATTGCTTAGAGTATATTCTACCTAAATCATCACGTCCCTTACGATATGGATTAGCTAGCCATGCTGGTGTTTCATTAGCATTTTGATCCCATATCTTACATCCTAAACTACGAAAATCTGCTGCATTATCGTAGCCTCTGAAGAATCCAAGTAATTCACCTTTCATTGCATTAAAAGCTAATTTTTTAGATGTTGTTGCTGGAAAATTGCCAGTAGATAAATCGTATTCTAATTGAGCACCTACTAATGTCCTACATGTTTTCTTAGTGCGTTCATTATAAACATCAATACCTTCATCACGGCACTTTACCATTAAATCTAAATAATTTTGCATTTATTATTCCTTTTATAATTTATTATTTATATTGCCAAGAGTCAGCATAGACACAGAACGTTGTTTCCATAACTAATTATTTTAATTTATTGCTGGAGGTAAATTTAGTCGTACTAAAGTGGGTAATACACCCTGTTTAAATAAACGTAACCAATCTTTAAATTCACCGGTATTAATTAAACAATATCTAGCATCAATTGTGTTCTCTGTAGTAACTAAACCTAAAATAGTACTAAGACATTTATTTACTAAGAATCTTTGAGTTTCAAATGATGTTTCATTATGTATGCGTTTATCTAACATACGCTCCCAGTCAGTTGGTCTAGGATGACCAGCATCTGATAACATATCTGATACAAGTTTAACTAAATTAAAATTATGCTCATTACTACCATTATCCATTATTATCTCCTTACTAAAAATGGCGCGGCATATTGGACTCGAACCAATGACTTACGGTTTAGAAGACCGTTACTCTATCCAACTGAGTTAATGCCGCTATAATCTACTATCACTTTAGATTACCCTAAAGTGATTATTGTAATTTAAAAATCATTAAGATTTAATATATTCTTTCTTTCTAGTCTTATCAGCATTCATCCAATATGGGTGATATAATCCCTTCCGCATTCTTAATAAATCCATTGTACTTAAGAATGGCATAGAATGTTCAGGACTATCATTATTAGTTGTCCACCATCCTCTGCTACATAGCAAGTCATTATTCCAATCATATCCTAAAGCTTTAAGATCATCATAGAGCTGTTTAGGTGTACATAGCAAGTCATCATCTAAGTTATGCCACGTATTATGCATCTGACACATTTCTGATGTAATATTAATAGCTCTACGTAGTAATGGATCATTATCAATTTTAGATCTAACTGTAGTTCTAGATAGTTTCACTTCAGGATATATAGCTAATGAATAATTTTGTATATTACCTTCTAGTCCATATCTTTCCATTTCCTTAATGTAATGAAACTCAGATAAGGTTGGTAATACTCCTTCAGATTGTGATACAACTAACATAATTGTCATGCCGCTAATGCCTGACTTACTACGTAAATTACGTAATTTTACAATATTAAGATCTGTATCATATTTAAGTCTATCATTCGAATCTCTAGGATATAACGGACCATCACCATCAGCCTGCATAAGTGGCGATGCATCAAAACAATGCCAACAATTTTGAGTTACAAATGTAAACTTATCAGTTGTACCTTTAATTTTATCACCATTCTTAAGATGTTTGAGTTTTACAATAGGGACTTCCCTACCACCTCCACCTGATTGCATAACAGCTTCTTTACCTATATGTGCAGTCATTAATAAGTAATTATAAGAACCACCATTTAACCTAGGAGCTTCCATAAGTAATCTCATTTTAGCTAATCCCTGACGCATATGAATAGTATTACCACCAGACTCACCTAATTCATTAGCATCTTGCATTTTACTTACATCATCAGTCTCAAATTCAGTAAAACTATCTATTTCTGTAAATGTAGGAATTAGCATTGTAAATAACTTATCTCCAGTTCTATTTAGGAAAGGAGTTTCTACTGTATATTTTTTAGAATTCTTTACTTTATCTTCTATAAATTGTTTAAATACTTCGTACCATTTATTACCACTATATTTTGTTTTATCAGTAACTACCCATCTTCCAGATGTTATAATATCTTCTCCATTTAATTCTGGAATCTTAGATGTTAGTTCAACTAAGTGCCATTCTTGTACATTCACTTCTGTATCAAAGGTGCTACCAATAGAGCCATTAAATCTAGATAATGCTGTAAATGACTGGTAGTGCATTATAGTACTTTTAAATAGGTTACCACCACCTACAATACCGGTTAATGGTGATAATCCACCATTTAAAATATATTCCCCGTACTTACCTGCAACATATGTACCTGTAGATATATCAAATAATGCTCCAATGTTTAACATTATTTTCTGTTCTGGGCATGGCTCAAATGGTTGAGAGAAAGACATTTTTATCCTTTCTAATTAATTTAGTTATATTCTTTGTGAACTATTGCATATTTAAAAAATATGAAGATTATTATGTCTATTAATATTAATAGACTCTCTACATAGCTCTTATCTTACATTTATAAGAAAAGATCTTTTGCTATAGAAAGAGATAAATCTAGCTCTACAAATTATTTACTAAGTATGTTTTATTTTATAATTATTGTATTATTACATATTAAAATTAAAAATACGAAATAATATAGACACCTAATTCGATAATAGAAAACAATAATTAATTATTAATATCTTAATGGAAAGAAAAACATGTTAAACTCTATTTGTATTCAAAGTACGCGTATCTCTATGGAAGCTTTCTATGGAGCCAATATTAAAGAGTTACTATCAGGATCATTTAGTCCTTTAGTAACAGAAGTAAAAAGCTTCTTGCATAGTTTTATGCCTGATACACAAGGTATTGTATCAACTACTAAAGTACCTGACTTTATTAGGAGCATTAATAAGCATCCGTATTTAGATATAACTCCATTAGCTGCATTTGTACCAGAGGGTCTAGATACTACGTACTTAGAGTATTTAGAATCATTAATGAAGAATGCTGCACATGCATCAACTGTTCTAAATGACGTATTGTCTCCATATTCTGTATTCTTAAGTCAGATAGTAAATAATAAAGATGCTATATTAGAAACTACTACATTTTCTAACATGTATAAAAGTTTAGAAAAAGAACGTTCATCACTATATGAAAATATTGGTAAATGTTTTAAATATGGATCTACTAAAACTGAAGTTACACTAGGCGATGTAATTAAACGCAATAGTGATTGGGAACATGTATTTAATAACGTAACATCTATTACTAAGCTTATTAATAGCGTAGATAGAAATATATTAAATAAAAAGATTAAGGAATGTTCTGACTTATTAGATATTATTATAGCAAAAATTAAACGTAATGAATTAAATAATGCAACACCTGAAGTAGTAAGAAATTTATCTGACGGTGCTTATCAAGTAGCTAGTGAATTAGAATTCTTTTCTGTTACCTATTACAAAATTATTGCTCTTGTGACATCTATAGATAGAACCACAGAACATTTTAATAAAATATTTGGAAAATAAAATTACGGCATATGCAGATACATACATTCTTCTAATATAGAATTTATGTATGTATCTGACCATATGCTGTTTTATGTACTTTGTAATATATTACAATTATACAAAAGTTCTTTTATATCTTTTATTACAACGGATGTATCTGCATATTTTAACCATTCTGGCATTACACTAACTACATGAATAGACATTCTATTAATAGCGGCTACATCATTAGTACAAATATTATTAACATCTTGATTAAATATCTCGCGTGGTGTCATTCCATGCCAAATTGCTTTACTTAGGCTAATAGGTAATTTCAATGCTGCTTCTGTATTACATAAATTCATTAACTTATTAAGTTTATGTAAAAGAATAACATCTAGCATTTCCATACCTTTTAACCGAGCAGTAAGCGATGCGATGAAAATTAAACGCTTAGTTCGCTTTGGCAGGTATTTACTTAGAACACATGTTATGCATATTCTAAATCTATAATTTTGTACTTTATGTAATAACATCATTTTTAAATTATCCTACAATTTTCAGTTATAAATTTAATTGACTATTAAATCAGGCTATAGAATCTAATAATAAACTAATATTATTTTACTATTCTAAGATTACTATAACAGCCTGCCCATATACCTACATCTTCATTTGCCTCAATAACTGTAGCATACCTAAATACACCCGGTGCTTCTAACCAACTAATTATAGTTACTTTAGGATTATAGATTTCTAATTTCTTTAATGCATTTCTATCTAGTAGATCAATACCTAATGTAAGTATAACTGGTGCTGCTAGAATACCGTCATCGGATTTATAATTAACGTCTAATTCTAATGCAGCAAATCCAACATTATACATGGGCAATAATTTACTAGTTGTAATTA